GTGCGCTTCTTCCCACCTACCCACTCTCTCTGTTTTGCTAAGTGTTGCACCTTGGTCGATTTCTGTGTGACAGGTGTAGCAGAGTGATGCGATTCTGTAATCGTGTGCTTTGAGTCCACGGCCTTTTCCATCCCTTAATTGATTTGAGTGTGCGGCAACCACTGTGCCATCTGTAGCCCAGCAATGGGTGCAGGGGAAGCTTCTAGCTATCTCCAATAAGCTTTTATTACGATACATTGGCATGATCCACGCTGGCTTGTTCTAGCTTTACAGCGGATTCTGCAATGTCTACCGCAATCTCCATCATCTGTATGGCGTTGTTGCTTTTTAGGGCATCGTCATAATGACGGACTAGGGTTCTAAGAACCTGAAACTCGTTGAGTAATTCAATCATTTTAAAATCCGATCTTGGTTACGGTTAGATACTTCTAGGGTCTGCCATGTAGCGTGGCGTAATCTTGCGGCTTCTAATTCCCACTTCAGCTTCTCAGCGTTCTCGGTCGCTACCCCAATAGCCTTGCATAAGTCTTGGTAGTCTTGGCTGGCGTATGCTTCCCGTTCCTGCGCCCCAATGGTCTGCTCACCTGACTTCTGCATCATTATGGCTCGTAAACTGCTCTTAAAGCACTCTAGCTGGGCTAACTCACCCTTGGCAGATGCGTACTTACCAGCGTTATCAAGGATAAAGTCTATACAGCGGTTTGGGTCAATCTCTCTCATGTCCTAATCTCTTTTTTATCAATGTTTTCATTCGTTCTTCATCTTTAGGGTACTGCTTCAGTAGGCGTACTACCTCATCCCAGCCACGCCTTTTGGCTACACCGATATACCATTCGACAAGGTAGTTATCGGGAGTGTGTTTCACATCTGTTCCTCAATCTGTTTAATCTTTTGGCTAATCCTAGCCCGCCATTGTTGCCACGCCTCACCAGCGTAAGCAGGGCATCCGACTTCCTGCGCTTTACGGGCGGTCAGTTCCTCAGTCGAGTACCACGGTAGTTCGGGCTTTTTATTGGGTTCTAGGTCAATCTCGTCAGTCCAGCGTTCAGCGTTTAAGAACGAGGCAGGGTACGGGATGTAGTCTTTTTGGGTCTGCTTAATCTTCCAGTATTTGAGGTAGTTAGGCATGGCTTCTAGGCATTCTTTTTGCTGAATAGGGGTTAGCCTATTCCATGCCCGTTCAGCGTCTTTGCGCCCCATTTTGCGGGGGTATAGGGAGTAGAAGTCTTGAAAGGTCATTTGTTCATCCAATAGCAAAGAAATGCGGCAATTATCATAACTGCCGCAAAGATTACAAAAGTACCGATTGCAAACACGGTCATTATGGTTTCAATCATTTAGCGATTTGCTCAATTTTGTAATATTTAGCGTTTTTGCGAGCAAGAATAAAGTACGCTTGTTTGATGGTTACTGGAACACTCCAGTTACGCCATTCATTTTTGTAGTCATCAAATTGCATTACTACAAACTCTTTTTTACCTTGACCTTTTGATTTCATTTGTTTCTCCTTTTTCTATCTCACTCGTTATTGAGTACCTCTATTTTATTAAGTTAGCTTAACCATGTCAAGGGTTTTTTAGCTTTTTTTTCTAAGTATTTTCCCTAAGTGTTGTTTTTTTCCAATATTCAGCTAAACCGCCTGTATTGTAGGCAAGTCCGAACACCTCAGTCATTTCTACGGGTCTTGCTTGTAGAAAGGTTAGGTGGTCGTTTACCGCTTTTAGTATTTTGGGCGGTGGTGGTTCATCTACCCAAACCCATTTGCCAGCTTGTTTTTTAAGCATCGTTTCTCCATAGAACGACCAACGCTGAACTAGCGGTACTGTCAAGAGATGTATCCCGTAACGCTTGGTACATAGGCTGGCTTGACCCAGTTCCTATCGGCTATCGCAGGTGTCGACCCTCGCTCCAGCGCATCCATCTCCGCTGGCCTCTAGCCCATCCCCGACTTCTTCTAACACCCTGTCGTTTCGGGTGGCAGAAATAGAAAAACCCTTTTGGACTGATCTAAGGTGATGTTGCTTAATAAATGCCTCTAAACCATTTACTAAACACTCAGATCAGACCGAAAGGGTCTTGTGCTTAGAGGTAACTACAAAACAGACATCACTCTGCCAGCACAGTATACATCAATCTAACTCAGGCCAAATTAATTTATAACTTTCAGGAAATAAGGTCTTTCGGTTTACTAGCCCGTGGCTTTGTTTCTCAAGGGTTGCGGCTAGGATTACCAGCTTATCGTAGGGTATATCACCGTTCTGCCACATAGATACAGCGGGAACGCTGATATTTAGCAATTTAGCAACCTTGGTAGGGCCACCCAATAAACGAATGATAGCGACTGAGTTCATGTAAGTAATCTTAACATATTTCTTGCATTAGTTGTTAAGTTAAGTTAATATGGGTGTACGGTATGTGCCGTGATAACAGGAGAACTCTTATGAGTGAAATAGAATCGCAAACAAATGACTTACTACAGCTTCAAGGTGAACTTGAACGCATCTTTAATGTGCTAGAAGGTGGCACAGACCTATCCAAAGAACAAATTGACCTATTGCGCTATGGCTGTGGCTTTGCGCCAGTTAATCGTCAGCGTGATTTCTTACAGGGTGTATTTGCAGACCTTAACCCATACGGGAGATCAATATGACCAACATTGAACGCATCACCCTGCCAAAAATAATATCCATGCTTAATGCTTGCAATTTTAAATTTGCAATTATTGATAGTGATGGCAACAAACATGGCGATTTAGAAATCGTAGCCCGTAAAAAACGCAGACCTTTGCAATACCCTATGGGTACGCTATCAAGTCATTTTTTACCTTACATTAAAAACCTCGTACCTGACCAAGCGGCTGAAATACCTTGCCTTGACTACGATCCTGAAACAATCCGTGGCAGTATTGCGGCATGGACTAGCAAACACTGGGGTAACGGAGTTTGTTCAACGCTTGTAGACAGAGAAACCAATACCGTATTGGTTTTTCGTACACAAAAAAATATTTAAAGGAAAAAAAATGATTATTTCTGATACCCAACGAGATTTTAGAATTGCCCCTGCTGGCTTGCATATGGCCCGTTTATATTCTGTGATTGACCTAGGCCACCAAGCTACCGAGTGGGCTGGGGAAACCAAGATTATGCACAAGGTCGTATTGACTTGGGAACTGCACGGGGATGATGAGGATGGCAAACCATTACAGACAGACGATGGCAAGCCATTAATCGTATCTAAGCGGTATACCGTCAGCCTTGGAGATCAGGCACGATTACGCCAAGACCTAGAAGCATGGTCAAACAAAAAAATGACCACCGAGGATCGTAAGAACTTTGACCTCAAGAACTTATTAGGTAAGTTTTGCATGGTCAATATTACGCACTCTGAGGATGGTAAGTACGCTAATATTTCAGGTATCAGCCCTGTTCCTAGCGCACTGCGTAACGCCCAGCCTGAAGGTATTAACCCCACCAAAATTTTTTGGTTGCAAAACTATAAGCAGGAAGAATACGATGCGCTACCTAAGTATTACAAGGAAAAGATAGCGGAGAGTAGCGAGTGGCGGGGTCAGCAGGAGCGTGAGAAGAATGCGCCCAAGCTGGCAGATGATGATGGTTTTGGCCCACCCCCATTCTAAGGACACCATGATAGTCAAGGAGAAATTAAGTGAATCAGGTCATTGGTATAAGAAAGACGGCACTCCAGCCTATACAGTCCACGGCAAGACTGGGGAGCGACCAGCAACGCTCCGTGACGCACGGAAACTCGGACTTTTGCCAAGTGTTACAACAATTAACGGAATGCTATCGAAAGCAGGGCTTGATACATGGAAGCAACAACAAGTCCTTTTAGCCGCATTGACTTTGCCTAGATTGCCTGACGAACCTGAAGCTGATTGGTTAGCTAGGGTAATGCAGGATAGTAAGGCTACGGGCAGGGAAGCGGCAGAGCGTGGCACTGCAATACACGCCATCATCCAAACTTGGTTTGAGGGTGTGTATATGCCCGAAAAACCACCGTACATCAACGGCATCATAGAAGCTTTAGAGAATGCCTTTGGAAAGCAATTGTGGCTCTCAGAGCAGTCTTTTGGTCATCCGCTAGGGTATGGTGGCAAGTGCGACTTGATGGCTAAGGCGGGCTTTGTAGTCGATTTCAAGACCAAAGAAACCGACTTAGATAAGGTGGATGTGTACTTTGAGCATGAGATGCAGTTAGCCGCCTACCGTGAGGGTCTAGGAGTACCCAGCGCACGGTGCGCTATCGTCTTTGTCAATGCCCTGACCAATCAGGTCAAACTCATTGAAATTGAGCAGGATCGGCTTCAAAAGGGCTGGGAATGCTTTGAGCATTTACTGCGGGTTTACCAAATCAAAAACGGCTTATAATCAAAGTTCCTTCACGGGAACGGGGGAAAGCGCAAGCGAGTACCCCACACTTTCTAAGGGCGTTAAGCCGCCAAAGTAGGATGCAGTAATTGGGTAATTTTGCGGCTTTCTCGCCCATTGTTCGTAACTGCTAAATACTGCCCTGTTATTTTTCTCCAAAACCTAGGGTTTGTCCTAATAAAAATACCTTGCATTGTTAAGATTACTTAACTTATACTGTCATTACTGCATTGGGCAGTGAGATAGAAAAGGAGAATCAAATGCAAGTTTTAGACCTACAAATTACCAAAGTTGACCAATTAGGTATGCTCTTGGCACAGATTGCTGACCTAGAAGCACAGGCAGAAGCACTCAAGACCGAACTCAAACAAGAAGAAGGACACATTGAGGGTAACCTCTACAAAGCGTGTGTAACCTTATCCCAGCGCAAGACCGTAGATAACAAGGCTGTGTACGCAGAAGCTAATGTACCTGCCGAATTAATCGAGAAACACACCAAGACCACCGCAGTTATTACCCTCAAAGTTACAGCCCGTTAATCAACGCCCCTACGGGGGCAGAAAGGTTTTTATGAAGTATGTTTTGTTGCTAAGTACGCTAAGTCTTACCGCTTGTAGTTCGTTTGAACCACCCAATGTCACGCTAGAAACTGACAAACAGGCGTATCACATGACACGGGCGCAGGTTATCCTAGGCATTAACGAGTGTGAGGATGCTGGCACACGCCCCGTAGTCATTACCGCCAAGCGCAGGATCAACGGGGTTACCACCGATGTACCCGTAGAAGTAACCTGCAATCCCCGTTATCGTATCTTTCAATAAGGAGTCATCATGTTACAAAGTGAACGAGATGCAGAACGCTTTTATGAGGCACAGCGCAAGTTTGAGCAACGCCAGCGCATGATTGATAAGGGTTGGGGTGACTTAGAGGCGTACAACGCTTTACGGGCTTCAGAAAAGAAGAAGGAGCGTATCGAGTCTATTCGTATGTTCCTCTTGGGTGGTTTGGCGGCAATCCTATTCTGCGTAGTGTTCTTCGGTACTAACTACCTAATGCACGGCTATGCAATATAAGAAGTTTGACCAAGCCCTGCACAATGCCTGTGACCCACCTGCCCGTGATGCGGTCGCTAGGTGGCTTAAAAACCTTTGGTATATCGATGCTACCCCGAACCCCGATAAATACGCTGTAGACCTCATATTAAGCCGTAAGGGGGAGCATTTAGGGTATGCCGAGGTAGAGGTCAGGGATTGGGAGTTTTGCCCGTTTAACACGATCCACATAGCCCAGCGCAAGGATAAGTTATTTAACCACCCTAGAACCACCATGTATGTGGTTAATAAGCCTTTGACCCATGCTTACTGGATTAGGGCAAACAAGATTAAGGATTGCCCGTTGATAGAAGTACCAAACAGGGCGGTAGCCCGTGACGAATACTTTTATGATGTACCCAAGGACTTGTGGAAGATCGTAGACCTGACCGAACTGTTCTAGGCGTAGGGTCTAGTCCCAGCCTTATCAATAATCAGTGCTTGCTTGCGAGGATTAGTGCCAGCAATATTAGGAATACTAATATGTGTCCAACGGTCAAATTCTCGAATAATTTGGTCATATCCAATCCCCGATGCGATCACCGCCTTAACGACTTCATCGGGGGTCATGCTCGGTACTCTAAAGTCACAAGCCGTTCCCACACGATGTTGGCTACTGTCCTTCGATCCTACAGCGTCATTCACCTGTTTGCAACGAAAAGCTGAGTTAACCATCACGGGCTTATTACCTAAGACGGTCTTAACTTCTTCAAGGAATGATGCTAGGCGCACAAGGTTAGCCATCTCTGAGGCATTAGGCGTATTGTCAAACTGACGATGGTCTGTGTGGGTCAGTTCGTCTAGGGTGAAGTGTTCGGATAAGTTCATTTTTTGAGCATCCCTTTTATTTCTTCGGTCTTATCCTTAGAACCCTGACTAGAACCAAAATAGAACGATAAGACTTGCCCTGCGGCACTGGTTATAAACCCTAAGGCAAAGATGACTAATTGTTGTTGGTCGTTGGGGGTATCTACAAACATCAAGATACCAATAAGCATAAACGCTAGACCTACCACGCCTAGGGCTAGAACGGGTACTACGGCTTTTTCTAGCTTTGTAGCGTACTCTGAGGTAGCGACTTGGGCGTATGCTTGGCGGGCAGAATCACGGTCTTGTGCGTCTAATTTAGCGTACTCAAGGTCAAGTTCTTTAAGCTTCATAGTCATCTCAGGATTGCCTGTAAGGGCTTTAGTAACCCCTTCTATCGTATCGTCAGGGATGCCTAGCTTTGAGGCGATCCAGCCTACTGCCGCACCCCCTGCTGGCCCTGCAACCGCTGTAGCAAGAACTGGCGCAACGCCTTTTAAGATTCCAAGTAGTGCATCCATTATTTAGACCCCCATACCAAAAAATAAGCTATCCATCCAGCTACAACAAAACACCAAAATTGCGCTACTCTTGCACGATTTAAGTCTTTATCAAATGCTTTTTGAAACTCTTTGTCTTGCTTTTCTAGCTTGGCTTTTAGTGCTTCGACTTCAGCCCAGCGTTTACCATACTTCTTTAAAAAGTCTGCCCGTATTTTTGCTTCTTCCCGCCTAACCTGTTCCTCATGTTCCCATTGAATCAGGACTCGTTTGAGAAATAGTTCCTTGCGTACCTCGTTCTCTCTAAGTTCCCTGCGCCTATCAAGGTTACGCTGTTGCGCTACATCGGAAGCTTCTTTTTGAACATCCGCAATACTTTTAGATAATTCTTTACTAACTTCCCGACTTGCGTTTAGGGAACTACTGAGAGACTTTGCACCTTCTAGTAAACCATCCGACACATTGATAACCTACCTGTTACCAAGCCAATGTGCGATAAAACCCACGAGTGAACTAAAAGCTGATACAAACCCCATACCGACCCAAAAACCGCCCCTAGAACGATTAGCCATTGCAACCAGTTCTTCAACACTAGCTTCCATCTTGTCAATCTTGTTTGACATTTCTTGGAACTTTTGTTCATAGTTTTCGACCTTTTGCCACAGCGCACCGTAGCGGATCAAATCAATGCCGCTATCCATTATTCAACCTGCGCTGGAGATAGTTCCCAAACCACAGAACCCATTACGGTAGCTAAAGCATCCACATCAGCGCAAGCATTAACCGCAGTAATAGCGTTCTCACAAGTAGTCCGTATTGATGCTCTCCATGTATTCCAATCGGTTGGGATTGGGGTAGATGTTTCTACTGACTTTACGACCATCCAATCAGTTGGCAAAAGTATGGAATATGCGGTACTTCTTAGTTGATTAATTGCATTGGTTTTGCAAGTATCCAAGTCTTTGGGCGTGTTTACATAAGTTAAGGTAGCACCGCTAAGTTCTGTGCTAACCCAGTAATATTGTTGATTGGCGGGGCTATTAGTCGCTATGACTTCCTCTAAACCAATCTCAGCTTTTTCTTGTGGGGTAGATAAGTTTAACCAATTCTGTGGGTACTGAATCCCGTTAATCTCAAAGGCTGTGCCTTCTTGAATATAAGTGTTTGTGGTGGTTGAATAGAACATAATATTTCCTATCGTGCGTTAGCGTATTTAAAAGGGTTTTCGGCAAATGCCATGTAGATATAAGTATCGCCACTATTGTTATTATTTCCACTTGAAGAATGTCGAATCTTAAATCCGTTAGATAAAATATCTATAAAATCCGTACCTGTTAATTCTGCGGATGAAGAATTTGGAAGCAATACAGCACTTGCAACATTGTATGGGCTACGAGAAGTGTCTTGAACTGACCAGCTTTGTGCGCTAATTATGTTTTTTAATATGAAATATCTAGGTCTAAATCCAGTATAAATAAATGGCCCATCCGCAACACCATTGCCAACATATGAACCAAATGCAGAGTATCCAGCGATTTGTGCAAAGCAGTAGGCTACATAATCTGTGCTTGCATATAAATTTGAACCAATAGTAAATACTGTGCTGGTTGGGCTTGTATTGTTCCAAAATGAGGAGCTTGTTACTGTTGCAGATGTTGAATTTAAATACAAAGCACCAGTATTACCAATAGAACTATGATATGTATTCCAGTTGTTAGCTCCTGATGGTGCTGTTCTATTTTTAACAATAATCATGGATGGAGTTACACCAAGACCATGACCTACTGTTCCTGTTGAATATCCACTAGGTGTTGTAAATGTTGCAACACTAAATCCAGCACTTGTATTAGCACTTACTGTAGATGTAATAGAACCTGCTGTGTTGGATGAACCTGCTCCGTTGGCTTTCCAGTTCCAACCAACATAAGTAGCTGAAGAAGTGTTTAATTGGGCTAATGCACCAACAGTAAAGCCGTCTGAACCAAATGCAGTTAAACCTGTAGCTTCAGCAGTTTCTGCTGTTGTTGTATTACTTTCTAATTGATTCTGAACTCCCCGAACTGCATCGTAAAGTCCATGGTCTGTTGCACCACTACGACCTTTAATCCATGTCCAATCGGGCTGAAATCCTAGTCCAGCAATAGATTGACTAGAACCTGTACCTGTGTACAAAGCAATATTCATATTCTTACTAGCTAATGTAGATGCAGTAGCACCAATCGTAGGAGTAGGTAAGTTAAATGTGTTTAGTGCTACAAAACCTGTTGGTGGGGTGTAGGCGAATGGTTGTTGACCGAAGTTAATAGAACAATTATTTGGTGTTCCTGATGTTCTTCCAGATATTGCAAAGTAATACGGACCGCTTGTTAATCCTGTAAACGCTGTGCCTTGACTTGTATTGTTTTTATAAAAGATTAAAGTTCCAGCATCTGCATCAAAAGCAATACCAATTACATCACCAGTTGTATATGTTGCTCCATAAGTAACTCCTATTGAGTTATTGTATTTTTCTCCGTTACTATTGTAATATCCCCATGAGTTAGTATTATTACCAACATAAGCTCCAACAACATCAGGCTGGGTAGCAATCCCACAACTTGATTCTGTACCAGCAGTAGTAACAGTCATTTCAGCATACCATTTGCCTGATGACATTCCAATAGTAGCAATAGAATATCTATTTCCAGCATTTACAGTTAAATTTGCATTTAAAATACTTGCTTTAACAGGAGTTAATGGATTCAACACACAATAATTAGCCGCAGTAGCACTTGTGTTTGTAGGCACATCGGTCATGCTGTCATAAGTAGAACCTGATGTAATGCTGATATTGTTTGTAGTCCAATAGTTTGCGTTACCTGAGAAGTCTTTTCCTAATCCCACATTCGATGATGTAGTCAGAGCAGAGTTATCGGTAAATGGTAAATAGAATCCATTAGTGCCGTAAGTTCCTGTGTATTTTTTAGGAATCCATACACCTGTGGTTGCGGATGTTTCACCGAATGAGGATGGGGTAAGGGCTTGACCATCAATGAAGTTTACTTCGGTTAGGTAGCCGTCAAAATATGATACGTTTGCTGGAACTGCGCCTATACCATGAGGATAAGCACCATTTATACCAAGATTTGTATTTTGTGTTGGGTTATTTGATGTACCAAAATCAGTTACTTCAGAACCATTAACATAAACCTTTAGTCGATTACCTGCTGTTGCCTGAGTTGTATCAACAGCTACAATGATATGATACCAAGCAGATGGGTCACGATAAACTGCTGTACTTCTTCTATAAACAGTTGAATACCCAGTAATTGAGATTAAGTCAGAGCTTGAAAAAGTTATTTCAAAATAGTTTGTATCTGTTGTACCACTTCCAATATAAGCACCAAATATTTGCTGATATGTCCCTAAAATTCCTCTTTTTACCCATCCACTCCAAGTCCATGTTTGACGATTACCAGCACTAGCAGGAGTTCTATTTAGATAAGCAGATGCACTTTGACGAAAGCGTAGGGAGTTGGTTAGGTTATAACCACTTGGCCCGTTAGCAGTAAAGACTACAGGTAGGGTCATGCAACCCCCAAACTTCTACCTTGCTCGTATAGGTTTGTACCATCAGAGCGGAAAACAAAATAGTCTTTAGCACTAGCACCTGTTGAAAGGGTAGGTGCAGTTCCACCCGCCCACTTAAATACTGCGTTCCAAGTTAGGGTATTTGACCCTGCGTTTTGGATAACGGCTAATCCGTAATATGCCCCGTTTACAAGTCCTGTAGGTGCGCCCATTGTTCTGTTATTTGATACAAAGGTAAAGGTAGCGACTTGGGCAGTATTAGCCGCCCATGCAATCGTAGCGGCATCGGTTAAAGCTACATTACCAAAATATTGTTGAGCAGTAAAGTTTGTAGCGGTTGCGGGGGCTACATACTCTGTACCTGCGGTGGCTACAGCAACAACGCCTGAAGTACCTTTTAAGACCCCTGTTAAGGATGTAGCAAGGGTAGTCGTACCTGTAACTGTTAAGGTTGTAAATGAACCCGTACCGCCACTAACTAAAGCGTCAGCATAAGCCTTAGTAACTGCATCGGTTGATAAAGTAGGGGTAGCTAAGTTAACAATTTTGTTGCTACTAAGATTTAGGTTACCCGTCATTGGGGTCTGACCATCTGCCGCAACAGAGTCAGTCAAAGTAGAAGCTATATCACTAAGTGTGTTATTAGCCCATGTACTTGCAATGGTTGTGCCTGTAACTACTGGATTACCAGCAGGTAGTGTATATGTACCCGATCCGTTTCTACTCATTTTTGTTCCTCTGTAATTTCAGGTTTTGGCGCAACATAAGCACCTGCCAATGAATTAGCTAAAACCTGTGCTTTAGCCGATTTTGGGCCAGTTCTTGCAAGTTCTTGCAATTTAGCGACAGAATCAGGGTCAGTTAACATTTTAGCTAACATCTGTGTGTTTCTACCAAGTTGTACATTTTCAGCCCAATCTACAACATTCGAGAACAATTTTAACGGTGCTAATGCTTTAGATACTTTGCCCGTTCCTAAATCTTGTTTCATTAAATCATTAAACGATGTTGCCGAGTTAGCTTGCATACGCTGACCTTGTGCTTCTGCAATATCTAAGAACTTTTCAAATCCTTGCCATGCTTGCATACCGCTAGATTCTGTTACTAATGTGCGTAGGTTGTCACGCTGTTGTTTGTTACCAGCAATGCTTGAAGCAAACTTAGGCCCACCAAATTGATTTTGACCGCTAGATAAATTTTGGGTAGTTTCGTTAAATGTTGCCTCTAAGTTTTGGCGAGTCCACTCAGGTAATGCGTTAGGGTCTTTTCTGCGTAATAGATCAGCTGTGCGCTTGATGTCGGCAGGGTACAAAGATACGGGTTTTTGTGGCATCAAGACATCTGCGCCTGTAGCACCTTCTGCAATTTGACCTACTGGCCCTTGTTTTAAAGGTGTTATTTGGGTTCTTTGTGCTACCTCGTAATTGGTACTTCCTTGAGCGTAAGTAGGTGATTTAGACGATAAATACTGGTCTAGTTCACGGCTTGCACCAAACGCATTAGCGGCTTTAGCTTTGTCCTCGTTTGAGGATACAGCTTTAGAAAAGTTACGGTATTGAGCATCAAGGTATATCTTGGCGGCATTCAATACTCTTGGATTGTTTTCAGTTAAACCTTTAACGCCCGAATACGGGTCTTTTGTTACATGATTAATAGCGTCATCAATTGCTGAATTTTGCTTTAATGCGCTGATCTCGTTAGGCAATATAGGTAATGGTTTACCAGCACCTAAAACATTCATTTGGTTCATACCCTGCTGATAAAAAGGCGTTACTTTTTGCGTAACACCTCGTTCAGCACCACGAATAACATCTTGACCTGCTTGTTGTAAGTTAAATGGGGTAGCAGATGTAGGCGCATTGGGGCTAACTTGTTGCATTACATTACCAAATCCTTGTTGAACGCCAGCGGGTCTACCAGCCATAAATTGACTCATTGTTCCTGAACCAACGGGAGCATTTTCTACAAATCGTTGAGTAGCCGTTAGTGACTTGTTGCCTGTTACTTGAGCAATAGCTTCTGCGCCCGTTAATGGCATACCAAGTCTGACAGATTCTTGTTGTAACATTTCGGCTAAACGCAATTGTGCTGGCGTTACGCCAGTTAAACCTCTGTTTACAATGTCCGATGGAGTAGACCTTACACCACCAGTAGCCGCACCTGTTGCGCCAATTGTGGCGGCTGTACCAATCATTTGTTGGATAGGGCTTGCACCTACTGCTTCCAAGCTTTGTTGCGTTGCACTACCGATTGGCCCTGCTACAGCAATACGACCAAATTGTTTACCAATGTCACCACCAGCTTGTAATAATGGTTTGGTAGCTACTGACCTGCCTAGCGTATAAGGATTAACACCACCGCCTGTAGCTACTTGGGTAGTAAAGTCAATTGCCTTGTATAACGGGTTATTTGGTTCGTTTTCGGGTGTTAAAACACCTTGACGCTGTAGAAATCCAGTTACAGGGCGTGATTTAACAGGAACTTCTGCATTTTTATTTGAAAAATATTGGTATAGGTTTGATACATCTTTAGGAAAACCCATAACAATATCGCCTAAACCTGAAACACCTTTAATAGCACTTTGTTTTACGATTCCACTAAGGTTGCGTTCATTGCTTTTTGTATCTAATACGCTAGGTGTGCCAGCTGATTGAAATTCACGATCAATAGCGGCTTGGCTAATACCAAAACGATCCCGTATAGCTTCTTTGGTAGCCTCATTAGCATTAGTAAAGTTTGGATCATCCTTTGCAAACTTCTCAAAAATAGCGTTTTTAGTCGCTATATTGGCGTTTTCGTAATCAGGATTACCAATTAATTGATTTAGTGCCATATTATTTCTTTGTTTTTGGTGCTAAAAGTGGATTACTTTCATCAATCGTGCCAATACCTGTATAAACCTCAACAGGCCCCGCCCCTGTAGCATTAAGAACTTCTCTATCCATTCTGCTTGCTTGGGCGTTCCAGCGTTTTTGATTTTGCACAGCCATCTTAATTTCAAGACCTGCCATTGCTTTTAGTGTTTCGGCATCTAAGGTAATAGTACCGCCTTCAGCTTGTGTCAAGAACTTGCGTTCACCTTCAGTCAGACCTTGGCTACCAGCAAGACCTGAAGATTTAATCGAGCCAAGCATTGCTTTACCACGGTTAGAAAATAACTGTTCAGTTTTGCTAATTGTGTCTTGATTGTTTGCGCCCACCACATTAAATAATCTTGCGGCTTGTAATTTAATATCAGCGGCCGCCCCTGTAAATGCACCACTATTAACAAGTTGAATGGTTCGTTTTGCATTTTCAATAGCTTGTGGTGCGGCAAGTGCTTGTTCATACATATTGTATGCACCTTCACTAGCTTTATTAGCAAACCCAGTAGCAAACTTATTAGCAGTATTAACAGATACGCTAGGCGCACCTGCCTTTTTCAAGGTTGTTTGATAATCTAAGAAACTACCTCTAAATGGATTTACGGGGTCTTTTGTAGCTACTAAATAATCTTTATATTCTGAACTTGTTTTATCAGCACCCGTAGCTACTTGTTTAATACTTCCATCGGGTTGTCTTTCATAGCGTACTGCACCTTCAGTTAAAGTAAATGCTTCAGGATCAGCAGTCATCTTAGCAAACGCTAGGTCACGCATTTTTGGCGATGCCTTAGGGTTGTAATAAAGATTAGCAAGTGCGGCTCTATTATTCGGTGGAATTGCTGGTGCATTTTCCGTAGCAGGAGTTCCTAATCTATTTTTCTCAAAATCAGCAAACGCTTCAATCTCACCCTGACGAATACGGTTAGCTAAATCCAATGCTTTTTGATCCGTTTGGTACATTCCATATGCGCCCAATGCGGTGTTAAATAGGTTTGCTAAATTTTGTGTAGGGGCTACAGGAATAAACCGATTTCCTACCATCTGTCCTTGTGGTTGTTGCTGACCTTGAGCAATAAGCATTTCAGCCAGCTTGCGCTGACGATCCATGCCTAATATTTCAGGCTGGTAAGGGTTTGAGTATTGTTCTAATGGATTTGCCATAATTTATCCTGCAAACGGGGTATTGAACGACATAAATTCAGGGCCACCCTGATTCATTAATTGCTGTTGTTGTTGAGTCATAGGGTTCATAGCGTCTTGCATATACTGACCCTGTTGACCGTATGCGCCTTGAGGCGTACCACCGTAAGGGGCTTTTTGTCCTTGTCTTAACATTTGTGCAAGAGCCATAGGGTTTACACCAGTTGAATACCCTTGACCTACAGGCGAACCAAGGTTTTGTTGCAACAATGCACGGTGCAATTGTTCTTGAGCCGCCTCATTCATAAATACAGGTCGTTGACCCGATACATCCTGCATATTTTCCATCATCAACGGTTTTTGGGGTGTATACGGATTCATGTCTAAACCTCTGTAATTTGACGAATTTTGTTTATTTCTGCTGTTACTACATTATCGATTCTTTTTAACAAATTGACTACTGCTTCGTGCTGTTGTGGGTAATGCTTTTTAATGTACTCAAAGCGTTGTTTACTGTCAGCAATATAAGCGGTACAGTTCCAGCAATCTAGGCTAGAGTGCGACATTGATAGACGCTCGGTAATTTCAATGTCTTTGCTCTTTAGGTACTCGACTACATCTTGGTCAGACCAATGCAGTATTGGAAAAACATATTCAATGCCGTCAATGACTTCACCTGACTTAATAGGGTTTTTGTGTGATTCGGACTGTCTTTGACCCCGAACAACGCAGGTAATCCCTAGTTCTTGTATCTTTTGGTGCGCTGGTATCCATTGGTTTTCAGCACAGCAATCAAAATAGGTGCGTAATTTAATGTCTTTTTGGCTTGTAACTGCTTGTCCAATATTGCTGAAATTGACAGGTAATATGTCTACAGGGTGACCGTTTACCTCTAGCGATAACGGCTGGTTTGTGCGAACTTCTACAAAATTAGGAACATTTAACTGATCCATGTAATCTTCGATTTCAGGAAAGTTTGCACCTGTATTGACCCATATTAGGGTCATTTTGTCTAAGTAATCACGATATAACTCTAAACACGCAAGCGAATCTCTACCGCCTGAAAACATCAAGGCAATCTTTTCGTGGCGGTTAAAGAAATCTTGCATTAGAAGAACATTGCCCCGCCCATTATTGCTGACCCACCAAGGCTATAAAGTCCTTGGGTGTTAGCGTTTTGGGAAGCTACCTGAGCGTTATAAGCGTTCATTGCCGCATTACCTTGCGCTTGTGCCGCACCGAGTAAGTCAGGGCCAGCGGTGACTGCTTGGCTGGCTGGGTTTACAAATTGTGGTGAACTTAATTGTGCGCCTGAACGAACAGCATTTAGGGTATTTAATGGTTCATTACGCTGGTAGGCTAGTTCACCAAATGCGGCCGCTCTTGCACGGTTACCAACATCAAAACCTTGGGTAGTTGCGCCTAAGAGCAAATCATTCTCTTTTTGTGCTTGTTGCATCATGGCACGGTCATACGCCTCAGAGCCAATATCTATGCCTTGATTAGCTAATTGTTGTTGTAGCTTGTCACGGTTTTGTTGTATTTGAGGGGCAAGCCGTTGCATATACGCATCTTGGTATGTCTGACTAGGATTAAACCCTGTAGATGGCAATTTGCTGGTATCAAACGGCTGGGAGATCATGTTTCTAACATATCCAAGACCCTGCTCACCCAATTCACCCGTGCCAATGCTTAACTTGTTTTGTATATCAAACAGTCTTTGCTGATCGGGGGAGAAAGTTTGCGTAGCACTCCACATAGGATTGCCATACTTATCCTCACCTGCCATCGTGTACTCAAGCGAACCTTGAGGGGTGTATTGGTTTACACGGTTGGCGGCAATATTAGCCCGTGCCGCATCTAAATTACCTGCCGCAGTTTCTCTTGCCGCACCTGTATAATCAGGTGGTGGCGGTGCTGACGGTGCGCTCTTTCCCATACTTTTCTCCTAAAAACCTACATTTGTCTTTGGTCATTGTTAATAAGACCATATCCCCATCGGGGAACGCATCTTTAATCCGTGCTTCTTCAACAAAACCTAGCTTGTAATTGAACCGCATTGCATCTTCATTACTTGAATTGGTTGGCCCAATCAGCTTATTTACACCCAATTGTACAAAAGGATAGTCAAAAATAGTAGCTAGGAACTGTTTAGACATCTGCCCGTCAATTGCAATATGGGTCATTATTGAGGTCTGCGTATAACCTTCGTACCATACCCCTGCTATAACCGTTCCTGTTTTGTCTAATAACCCAATACAGCTAGAGTTTTCAGGCGTAAACACACCGTTTACCCGTTGCGCTACCCATTGTCCAATTAGTTCTTTTTCAAAACAGAGCATTAAATTACTCCACCTTTTTCCATCACATAATCGGTACTAGCCCAATGAAAATCAATTCCTTGGCTTGCCACATTAAGACTAATAGATCCCGCATAACCTAACCCTGTCACGCCCTGCCAAAACTTACTAACAATTAGATTACCGCCCCAGTTGGTGTCATCCCATAATGATGTGTCCCAAACCCCAACATCTAGGGTAGATGGGTTAAACGATATTTGGCTAGTTAAAGGTACGGTATCAAAATCGGTACTAATACCGCACAAAACGGTCGGTAAGCCGTTATCGGTTTGTAAGATAGGGCGTACTAGGGTAAAGCGTTTTTGCTGTCCCCTAGACTCAAAATACGAGTACGCTTGCTGTACAAAACCGTTGATATTGTTAGCATCATCTGAAAAACTGTCGTAAAAGCGGGCTACATAGCCATTACCGCCAAAATACATATCTTCACCACTTGCTTCCCAGCAATTTGCACTAATATTGGTAAACCTAGCCCAAGACTTTGTAATGGTGTGCATGACATATTGTTCAGACCCCGTAGTTACAGGGATATTAACAATTAGCATATTGTATTTGGCTAGGTAATTCATTTGCCAGCCGTAATTAGCAGAATAAAGGTCTGCCGCTTGACTAATAGCAAAGAATATCTTATCGGTGATGTTTACACGGGGGTCTAAACGGGTGGACTGTAATCCTGCGGATAGCGGTACTAAACCTTGTTGGGTTAATAATAGGATGTCACCACCATATTTAAAGACGCACTTACGGGCAAAAGTTTGTCCAATGTTCCAAATACCTACCAATGCCCAATCATTAGGGTCAGATGGGTCAGAACCCTTATATACAGCCACTTCTCCGTTACTTGTAACGAATACGGCTAGGTCATCGACTCCGTAACCAGCGTCAATAGTCCATGTTCCCATTGCTTGTAGGTAGCCACCATTTTTAAAGATGCCACCTAGGGGGAATGAGGTAACCGCACCGTTTATTGAATCTACGGGCAAATACCAAAAATTTAAGGAGTTTTCTTCTACAAAGTACAGACGCTCTTTAAACAAGTTTACATATGCAAATGTATTAGAATTTTTGCCTGTAATGTAGTAATCAATCGTATAAGTACCCATAATGGTTGCATTACCGCTTGGGGCAACCGCCATCGTATAGGTAAAGGTTGATGCACCCGTTACAGTAATGCGGTAAGTTCCGTTAAATTCTGCGGGGGTCGCACCTGCGACTGTAATCGTATTGCCAGTTACTAGATTATGAGGACTAGCCGTTGTTAGGGTAGCGGTTAGGTTACCCGTTCCACCCCTAGTAATCGTAGAAATAGTCTGTGCGGTACTTGTCGTAGCACTTCTTGACCAGCGTGTACCATCATAAACAATCATGGGGTCAACATTGTTTACGGCTGGCATAAAAGAGCCACCAGCGGTCGTAATCATGCAATGCACCCACCTACCATCGGTGTTACCTGTAAGGCTAGATGTAGCCGTAGAGGTACTTGTGTCATAAATAGTCGTAGCGGTAGCCCCAAACAGCTTTGTAGTCGTTGGGCTTGAATAACTCATCAAAGACAATACTTGACCTACGATTCCTGTAGAAATCTTGGTATAGCCTTTTCTGAGGGTCACATCCGTAGGCGTAGGAAAAAAGTTAACCATCTGAACCGCATCTAGCTGGTTCATTTCGGCTAAAGAATCTCTAGCGTTCCAGCCCCCAATCGGGGATGGTAGGGATGCTGTAGTGGCGGTAAACCTCTTAGCGACCGCCATAGTTAACTACCGTAGCCAGTATCAGGAATATTGGCGTAACCAATAAGCACCTTGCTTGGGTATGGCGCAAACGATAGGGTAGCAGAGCCTTTGTCGTTAGCCTTGGCAACACTAAGGTAGCGCATATAATCTT